GAGGTAATGAGTATCTTTATACAGACAATGAAATTTCATATAATCCATCAACAGATTTATTATCAGTCGGTAAAATTTATGTTTCTGGAATTTCTACATTTATTGGTAATTCTAGATTCGATGGTAATGTCATAATTGGCGATTCTTCATCAGATAGAATCACCATTAATTCACTAGTTGACAGCAATCTTCTTCCAAATAGCGTGAGAGACTTAGGTGGTCCAAGTAATAAATGGGAAAATTTGTATGTAAAAAATCTAATATCTGATGGTATCAGTAATCTTTTAGCATTCACAATACCGGAAACTGGTTCTTCTAGTGCTTGGATAAAACTAGGGACATTTACTGCAGCACAAACTGGACAAACTCTTGCAATTACTGTGGTTGCTCATAGTGGTTATAATGCATCTGTTGGACAAAATCAATATAATATTTTATATTTTAAAACTTCTAACGGAAGTTCTAATCAATCTGGATTTTATGGTGATGCTTCTGCAGTTCGTTTTTCTGATTTAGGTGGATCTGTTATTTCACCATCAGTTTTTAGAATAGTACAGGATAACACGAGTACATATTCTGTTTATGGAAATTTTGGAGCATTTAGTGGAACTTATTCAACCTATACAGTTCAACATGCAGCAACTTGGGTTCATAGTGGAACTATAGTTTCAACTCCAACTGGAACATATATTGATATAACTCCATCTGATGTAGGAGCGGCAGCAGGTGCAGCGGCAGGTGCCGCTGCAGCACAACCATTTGCATCGGCAGCAGCTACTTCTGCAACGAATGCTGCAAATTCCGCATCGGCAGCATCTACTTCTGCTACAAACGCAGCAAATTCTGAAACTTCAGCAGCAAATTCTGCTACTGCAGCAGCAAACTCCGCATCATCTGCAGGTACTTCCGCAACAAACGCGGCAAATTCTGCATCAGCAGCATCAAATTCAGCATCAGCAGCATCAAATTCAGCATCATCGGCAGGAACTTCTGCTACAAACGCAGCAAGTTCCGCTACTGCAGCAGCAAACTCTGCGTCATCTGCAGGGACTTCCGCAACAAATGCAGCAAACTCTGCGTCATCCGCAGCAAACTCTGCGTCATCCGCAGCAAACTCCGCAGCAACAGCAGCAACTTATGCAGTTCCTGCGGGTGGAATTATTATGTGGTCTGGGGCCATTGTAAATATTCCATCTGGATGGGTGTTGTGTGATGGAACTAATGGAACCCCAGATTTAAGAGATAGATTTATTGTTGGTGCTGGTAGTGGGTATAATCCAGGGAATACTGGTGGTGCTAATAGCGTAACACTCACAGTTGATCAAATGCCATCACATAATCATACTGCAGTTGATTGGGGGCACTCACATCAACTTACTAGATTTTCTGGAAACACTAATGTTAATACTCAAAGTTCTAGATATGCACTAGCAACGACAAATGATATTGGTCCAGATAGCACTAGCACTGGATTTGCAAATATTTCAATCGGAAGTCGTGGTGGTGGACAAGCACACGAAAATAGACCTCCATACTATGCCCTTGCCTTTATCATGAAAACAGCTTGACACCCCGTCCCAGATGCCCTATAATACTTGGGTAATCAAGAAACGACCTGATGCCCGCTGAAACCGAAGAGTTCCTGACTCGCTGCGTAGTTGATACTCTTGCTCGTAAGTTTTATCTTTACTCTAGCGAAGGAACTGAAAAGGTGGTAGAATGTGAAACCGTAGACCAATTTATGAATGTCCTTGAAGTTGTAAGGACACAAGTTAAAGAAGATTTCCTATTTTATTCAAATCCTTTCTAAAATGAAAACACTCACTATTAACGAACTACAAGCAGACTTTGATAGTATCATGAATCGTGTTGAGGGTGGTGAAACATTCCTCATCAAGAGTGAACATGGAGATGCTCTGTTGATTCCTTATGGTGAGCATAAAGAAGTTGATGACATGATACGAATACACACGGATCACGAAGAAGGTTGTTGACAAAGAGTCCCAGATCCTCTATAATTGATCTGGTTAAGCGAGTGAGACTTGGTAGTCAGAGAGGTCTTATAAACCTTTTCCGCCAGATTAGCGGCTTTGACCTGGTTCGAATCCAGGCACTCGTACCTTGGGAGTGTCGCCTATGGGTTAAGGCCGTCGCCTTATAAGCGGCAGAACTGAGTTCAAGTCTCAGCATTCCCATCTGCTTATCCATTTTGTAGTGGGTTTTAGAGGATAAGCAACAGTAAACCTACTTGAAAAAGGGAGAGTGAAAAACCCCAACTGCAAGTCGGTTTGAAGCAGACCTATGACTTGCATGTGCCTTCTGCTTCACTGTATGGATCTCTCCTACTGCTCCTTTAGCAATCTGGTGAATGCAGCGAACTCATAATTCGCCTGAGGCGTGTTCGATCCACGCAAGGAGCACTTGACAATAATAACTTTATATGTTATTATTGTCTTATAAGCGAGTATGGTGGAATCGGTAGACACACCAGACTTAAAATCTGTTGGGCATTGCCCGTGGGAGTTCAAGTCTCCCTACTCGCATAAAAATAAATAAGACAACGGCAAAGACCAAATGTCTTATAAAATTACAAAGGAATATTGTTGGTATAATGAAGGAACTCAAATAGTTCTTATGTATTTTATCAACCATATTCCTTTTACTTTTGATGAACTACCAGAAGGGCATTTATATGATCAAGACCTAATTAAACTTGCTGATCAACAACGTCATTATAATCCAGAAGACCTCTACAAATCTTCATTCTATCTCATAGATGAAGAAGTACATCCTCTCTTGTTTATAGTGGATTTAGAAAATCCAGAAGATCTTCCAGAGGATATTCCCGAATTTGATGAAGAAGATTTGAGTTCATAAATAGAAGATAATGAGAACTCAAAAATAGAAAAATGCCTCTTAATAAGCTGGATAATTTTATTAAGAATATTGAAGGTCGTATTTTATATGTAAATCCAAATGATCTTGATGCGACCGATGCGATTACAAATCAAGGTAACTCTCTTACACAACCTTTTAAAACAATTCAGAGAGCACTTTTAGAAGCATCGAGATTCTCATACGTAAAAGGAAATAATAACGATTTAACTGAAAAAACTACAATTCTTCTTTTTCCAGGTGAACACTTAATTGATAATAGACCTGGATGGGCGATTAAAAATGATAATGGCACCGCTAAAGCAGTGTCTAGATCCGGTGCTGAAACATTTGCTGCGACGACATTTTCATTAGGATTAAGTTCAGTATTTGATTTAACCCAGGACGATAATATTCTTTACAAATTCAATAGTTATTATGGAGGTATTGTAGTTCCAAGAGGAACTTCAATTGTAGGTTTAGATCTCCGTAAGACTAAGATTAGACCAAAATACGTTCCAAATCCAACAGATCCTTCAGTACCAAATTCTGCTATTTTCAGAATCACTGGTGCTTGCTATTTTTGGCAATTTTCTTTCTTTGATGCTGACGCAAGTGGATTAGTCTATACAAACCCAGACAATGCTGCAATAGCATATCAGTCAACTCCACTGTTTTCACATCACAAGTTAACTTGTTTTGAATACTGTGATGGTGTTAATAAAATTGGGTCCTTTGGACTCACTGACCTTGATATGTATTACAGCAAGGTCTCAAATGCATATAACGCTTATCGTAATATTGATCAAAAATTCCCAGCAGAATCTGAAGGATTTGCAAAGCAACGTCCAGAGTGGGAAATTGTTGGTGCATTTGCCTCAGATCCTCTTCAAATTGAATCAATTATTTCCGGAAACGGATCTGCTGCCACAAGTATCATCACAGTAACAACATCAGATCCTCATAATCTAAACGTAGGAACTCCAATTAAAATCAAAGGAGTTAGTGGAAGTGGCGTTGTATTTCCTTACAATATTTCAACCACCGTTCAAAACGTACTATCACCAACATCATTCACATACGCTTTACCATCAATCGCATCATATCCAAATATAAATGCAAGTCCAAGTGCAGCAAATGCTACAGTAACAATAGAAACTGATACTGTTTCAGGTGCTTCTCCATATATCTTTAATATTTCTCTCCGTTCAGTTTGGGGTATGAACGGAATGTATGCTGATGGTAGTAAAGCATCAGGATTTAAGAGCATGGTTGTTGCTCAATTTACTGGAGTTTCACTACAAAAAGATGATCGTGCTTTTGCAAAGTATGATAAACAGTCAAGAACATATCAAGTTGTAGATTATACCACTGTTTATGGATCAGGTCTTGCTTCCGGAGCATCTGCAACATCATCCTCACAAGTTTATCATTTAGATCCTGATGCTATTTACAGAAATGGATGGGAAACAAGTCACATCAAGATTTCAAATGACGCATTTATTCAAGTAGTATCTGTATTTGCCATCGGATATACAAAACATTTTGATGTAGAGTCTGGTGGTGACGCATCAATCACAAACTCAAATTCCAACTTTGGACAAATTTCATTAAATTCTTCCGGATTTAGAAAAGAAGCATTTGACAAGGACAATAATGCCTTCATTACTTCAATTATTCCACCAAGAGCAATTGTCACAAGTGAAGAGAATATTGAATGGTTATCACTCGACGTTCAAAAGACAATAAATGCTGGAATTTCAAGTCATTTATATCTCTATGGATTTACTGCACCAGATGCCGCACCAACTGAAGTTACGCAAGGATATCGAATTGGTGCAAGATTGAATGATGTACTATATGTTACCAATAGTGGAACAACATATAGTGCTTCCATTTACATGTGTGATAATGAGATCAGTAAAACTGGTCTTACTACAGCACTTGGAACTACGAGTTCAGTTAAGTCATATGATGTGACTTCTGGACCATCATCAAATTCATTTACAATTGGATCAAATAATTTATTAACTGGTGAAAAAGTTAAGATTATAAGTGACGATGGAGATCTGCCAGAAAATATTGATCCACACAGAACTTATTATGTCATTAAAGATGGTGCAAATGCAATTAAACTTGCATCATCTTTCACAAATGCAACTCAGGGAGAAGCAATCACTGTTTATGGCGGAACAAATCTCCACATTTTAAGTCGTGTTTCAGATAAAGTAGCAGGAGAACTTGGATCACCAATTCAATATGATGCTGGAAATAATAATTGGTTTATTCATGTAAACGCTAATAATGCAATTTATAATGCATTGGTATCAGGTGGAGTCGCTGCATTTACAGAATCAACAGATCTTGCATATGTTAAGAGATTAGTTGATGATAGAAGTCTTGATGAAAAACTTTATAAATTTAGAGTTGTTATCCCAAAAGAACTTGCAAATGGAAAAAATCCAGAGGCAGGATTTGTAATTCAAGAAAGTAGTACAACAGGAGTTGGAAATAGTTCAGAATTTACAAGAACAACTCTAACAAATCAAGATTATGAGTACAATAAGAATAGAAGATTTATTTCTACGTGCTCGGTAAGTTCTAATACAGTAACAGTACTTGCAGAACTTCCACACAACCTTCAGGTTAATGATATTGTTGTTATAAAAAATGTAAAGAGTTCTACAAATGCAAGTGGAACTGATAATGAAGGTTACAATGGTAGATTTAGAGTAACAAATATCCCCGATACATTTACTTTCCAATATGCAACAACTGATGTTTCGGGAGTAGTTCACACTCCAGGAACGTTTACAAATACAACTTCAACTAGAGATCAAAATCTTCCAAGATTTGAGCGAAATGATTGCCAATCAAATCTATTTGTTTATAGAAATGAAGTAATTTCTCCATATATTTACAATCAGCAGGATGGAATTTACCATCTGTATGTCTTAAATGCAAATAATGCAGTTCCAACGGAATTTACTGACTTTAAGTATGGACAACTTCCTGCAGATTTATATCCACAATTAGATCGTGATAATATTGAATCAAATCCACCAGCAGCAAAAACATTTGCTAAGCGTTTTCCAATTGGTGGTGTTGTAACAAATGATCTTAAAAAGAGCATTACAAGAGAAACTGCAGATCTTGCAATCAAGACACTTGGAATTGGTCTTACTATCTCATCTGTTACCTCAACAACTGGTATTGCAACAATCAGTTTTTCAAGATTCCACGGTCTATCTGGAATCGTAACAGGAACAATAACCGGTGGAGCATCTTATACTAATGGTACTTATTATAATGTAAAATTACTCAATGGATCTCAAACTGGAACTTGGAATGGTGCTACAGCAACTGTTGTTGTAAGTGGTGGATCAGTTTCTTCAGTAAACCTCAATTCTCCTGGTTCTGGATATAGTGCAGAATCATTATATTTTGATCAGACAAGAATCGGTGCAGGTAATGGAGCAGCGAGATATACAATTACGACAGCAGGAATTTCAACAAATATTGGAGATGTTGTTCAAATTACAGGTGTTGGAACCATAACTGACCAATACTACCGTATCACTTCAGTTCCTTCTTCAACAACGGTTGCACTTGCAAAAACATCTGGTGAGACAATTTTTGCTGGGCAGTATGCTTTTGTTGTTGGACCATCAGTTAGAATCAGTGGAACTCCAAGTTATAATTCTACAACAAAAATTACAACATTTACAACTACATCATCACATGGTCTTCTTGCAGGAAATCGCTTCCGTGTTTTAGATTCAACTAACATTAATCAAGGTGATTATATTGTTGATGAAAGAATTAGTCCAACATCTTTTACTGCAATCACTGATGATTTACTACCTGTAACAAATGGATTTATATTAAAACATGGATTATCTTCAAATGAAGCAATTTCAGATGCAAGAGAAGAAAATTTTGGAATTCGCAATACTCCATTCTATGATAATGAGACATTTAGATTAACGTCTGCAATTACAACAGGAACCACTATTAACATTAGTGGAGTTGGAATTGGAACTGCACAGAGACTTCCTCTTGGATCTTATATTCAAATTGATAATGAGATTATGAGAGTTGTAAGTAGTAACAACAACTCATCTGCAACTGTAATTCGCGGTGTGTTTGGAACAGTTCAAGAAAGACATGATGCGAATTCCGTTATTCGCAAAATTCATCCAGTTGCAATTGAATTTAGAAGACCATCAATCATAAGAGCGTCTGGTCAAACATTTGAATATCTTGGATATGGACCAGGAAACTATTCAACGGCATTACCACAGGTTCAAGTAAAGACATTAAGTGACGAAGAAAACTTCTTGTCACAATCACAAGAACGTTCTTGTGGAACAGTAGTTTATACTGGAATGAATAACAATGGAGATTTCTTCAGTGGTAACACAAAAACATCATCAGTAAGTGGAGAAACTATTTCTTTTGATATTCCAAATCCAACTGTAACTGGAGAAGATCCAAGTAAATTGAGTGTTGTATTTGATGAAGTTACTGTCAAAGAGAGACTTCTTGTTGAGGGTGGTAAATCAAACGCCGTTCTTTCTCAATTTAACGGTCCAGTAAACTTTAATAAAACAGTAAGAGTTAAAGATAAGGCAGTATTTAATAAACAGGTAAGAATTACCGAGGGTAATGATTCATCTTCAGCAACTACTGGAGACTTAATTGTTTCTGGTGGAGTTGGTATTGGTAAAAACTTAAATGTATTTGGAACTGCATTCGTTGATGCATTAAACATCAATACAACTGGAATTGGTGAAGGAGATTTAGGTAGTAATGGTGGATCTGATGGTATTTTTGGAATTTTCAATACTACCAATAGTGGATCATTAGTAATTAATTTAAAAAATTCTAGTGGAACTTATAATCAAATTATTAGGGCAACTTCTGGAATTGCAACAGTAAGTGGAAATTTAAATGTAACTGGAAGTATAAGTGGAAATATTGCTGGTAACGTAACTGGTAACGTAACTGGCAATGTAACTGGCGATGTAACTGGTAATCTTACTGGTAATGTAACCGGTAATGTAACTGGTGAAATAAATTCTTCCAATTTTGACACAAATTCTTCTGGTGTTGTTGTTTCTGGAGTTGCCACTGCTACCACTTTTGTTGGGAATGGAGTAATTCCTGTAGGTGGAATTGTTATGTGGTCTGGGACCATTGCAGAACTTTCTACAAATCCAGCATTAAGTAATTGGGTATTGTGTGATGGAAATAATGGTGTACCTATCAATGGACGCAATATTCCAGACTTGAGAAGTAGATTTGTTGTTGGTGCCACTAGTGATGCATCCACAGGAGTTACATTTAATGCTGTTACTGGTGCAGTAAGTGGTTCATATGCACCCGGAAACACTGGTGGGTCAGTTGCCCACCAGTTAACAATTGCAGAAATGCCCTCTCACAATCACTTAGATAATACTGCAGGACCATCAAGACCTACATCAAGTGGAGGTGGTAGAGATGGTGCTGATGGATTTACTACACTTACTGGAAATACTGGTGGTGATAATTACCATGAAAATAGACCTCCATACTATGCTCTTGCCTTTATTATGAGAGTTTCATAAATACCTATAAACGAATTATAAAATGGCAAATTATAGGAAGTCATTTAATTTTAGGAATGGTGTACAGGTTGATGAAGATAATTTTATAGTTCAATCTAGTGGTTTGGTTGGTATTGGAACATCCCAACCATCTGAAATTTTAGACGTAATTGGAAATTTAAAAGTATCTGGATTAACTACTTCCAGAAATTTATTTTCCCAAAACGCAACTGTTGGAGTTTTAACAGTAACCACGTTATCTGTAACTACTCCAACATTAAGTAATCTTTTAGTTACTGGCATTGCGACAGTAAACGGAAATGTCACGCTAGGAAATGATGTTAATACTGACGTTATAACTTTAGGTTCACGAATAGGAAGTAATATTATTCCAAATGCAAATGGAACTTTAGATTTAGGTAGTTCTAGTTTTTATTGGAATAATATTTACGCAAACAATTATCAAAATTTTTCATTTGATGATTTACCAAAGGCAAGTGAGACTTCATTTGCTCCAGATAGAGTTTTAAAAGTTAAGAGTGACGGATCTGGATATGAACTTGTTGATATTATTCTATTAAATGCATATCAACTCGGTGGTCTTGGAGTTAGTAATGATGGTACTGTGTATAGTGGCATAGGAAGCACAGTAAGCAATAAATTACAAATCAGTGGAATTTCTACTGTTAGATTTTATGTTGGGGAAAAAGTAAAAGTTTTTGGAATTACATCAATTACAGATAATACTTTAATAGATCCTCCAGATACTTCATCTTCTGTGACAAAAATTGGAAATGCTGCTGGTATTTCAACATATCGATATTGGTTGTCTCAATATGATTTAAGGACTGGAAAAGTTGGAGTTTCATCTCAAATTGGTGCTGGAGTTACAATGCCAGCAGTTGGGGATTTTAATACTGAAAATCATGTTGCATTAACTCTTAAACGAACAAATTTAAATTATGGATTACTTGTTTATAGGCAAATTGGAGCTACGGCAAATATTAATGATGCAAAATTAATTGGTATTTTAGGTCCAAAAGAATTGGGGTCTTCATTGCAAAATACTTGGATAGATTATGGAACTTTTGATCAAACTGAGTGGTCAACAAAAGGAACTGTCAACGAATACATCGATGACCAAATTCACTTCCCAAATATAGCAACAACAGGGCATCGGAGAGGATGGGGAATTGATGAAATTATTGCAATAGGCCAAAATTATATTCGCCTTGGTAATCAATATAGAACCAATCTTGGAATAGGATTAACAAATCAAGTAAAGGTTGTTCATGATAATACATATGCTTTTAAACAAGCAATTACAGCCTCTGTCGCTGCTGGAAAAAATTCTATTGATTTACCAAGTGGAACATATTTAACTAATAACGTTACAGTTCCATCAGGATTTACTATTAGAGGAAATGGAAAAAATACAATTATAAAACAGCAATATTTTGCAACTGATCTGACTGATGGTGGCGGAAACTCATTAGCTCTAAATGGACACCTAATTGGTATAGGTAGCACATCATCAAATAACATTACAATTCAAGACTTAACAATTGACGGAAATTTTGGAAATAATATTTTATATCAGTCTAATTCAGATAATTATCTTGGGTATTTTGATGATGTTTCTTCATCTATGTTTAAAAGTATTGAATTTAGAAATTGTCCTGGGTCTGGAATATTTTTAGAAAATTCTAGAAGAATTTCAGTTGAAAATTGCTCATTTGTTGATGGATCTCTTACAGATCGCTATTCAGTTTTCCAACCATTAGATGCTCAAAATTCTGAAACTTTAAGAATTAACGATTGTTTGTTTGAAAATTTCCCAGGACCTGTTGATTTATCCGTAACATCTATTGTATCAACTGGCGGAAATATTATTAGAAATTGTGGAACTGGATTAAGAGTTTATGCTACTGGGAAAATTATAACAAATAATAATCTAATTCTTGGACCATCTGACGAATTTATTCCGTCTCCAGATATCTATGACAGTGATTATAATTCCATTAACATTACAGTACAAAGAGGTGTTAATTTCACTGGTCCAGTTCTTCAGTATCTTGAAAATGGAGAACCAAAAGATCTTAGTAGCACAAAGGTTGTAATCACTGCCGGAATAGGAACAATCGTTGGTCAGGGATCAACAACGACTCCTGAATCTCTTGGAACAAAATTCCTTAACTTCAATATTCCAACTCCAGACTCTGGAATTTTTGGAAGACAAAATGGTTACGTCCAATTAACACTTAATTCAACACAAACATCAACACTTGGATTAAGTTCTTCCCTTGGTTATGATATCATCGGAACAGAATACTTATCAATTCCAGTTGGTTTTACAACTAATGTTGGGATAAATACTGGAGTATGGAATACAATTGGTGTAGGAGCAACCAATTACACAGTTACTCTCACTACTGATGAACATTTTTCAGCATTTTCAACTGGTGACGTTGTAAAACTTGTTGGACACTCAGTCTCTCCAGATCTCTCTGCTTATGCTTTAGTAGTAGATGCAAAAATTGATGGTGGTTTAGGAAACAAAAGATTGAGATTAAGTGGATTTACAACAACTTCGGTATCTGATGGAAATTTAAGTGGATATATATCTATAAGGAATATCTTTACTATCGCAAAAGGAAGAGTCGGAGTCATCTAAATGGCAGATAACACTAATGTAAATAATAATGCAGCAGTTGTTGTAGTAGGGAGAACTGCTCCTGTTCCTCCAGGTCAACAAAAATCTGAAAAATCTATACCTGTCGTTATTGCAAACGACCAATCGACTATTCCTGTTGCAGAGCAAAATAAAATTCAATCAGAGGTTGCTCTATCACTCCTAGGTATACCTAGGAGTGAAGTTGCTCTCGGTATCTTTGCTGATGTTAATACTTATGACGTAAACCCAACAGAATGGTCTGCCACACCAGAGCAATATTCAACCGTAGCAAATTCTGGTGTCTATGCGGGAATCGCACAATCAATGGGTTGGGGACTAACTCATATTCCAGAAGAATCTGGTGCTCTTATTGAAGCACCTGCAGATAAAACCGCAGTTTTAACATCAAAAAGATTTTTTAGATATCAACCAGGTCGTGTTTCTGCTGCAACGTTTGGTGTAAAGACTACATCAATTGGAAACACCGGATCAAATATACAAAACCCATGTGTCCGCAAGTATGGAATTTTTGACAATTATGACGGATATTATTGGGAATCTAGAAATAATGGATCTGGAGACAATTTTTGTGTAGTTAGAAGAACTCAATCTATCATTTATGAAAATCCAATTCCATTTGGAGGATTAAGTACTCAACAAAGTCAAGATTATGGGAGAACAAATCCTCAAGATCCATTAGCACCAAGAGGATCAGAATCAGAAAATAATGCAACCGCTCTTCAAAATCCAGCAGTAGGTGGAAGACCTAAAAAGTTTGGCGATTTGGTGATTTTAAGAGATGGATTAATCATGACTCATGCGGCAGTCTATGACCCATCTTTATTGCAAAATGAATCAAGAGCAGGAATCACATCAGTATATAATGGAAATATAATTTCTCTTGCCGGATTTGCTAAAACTGTCACAAACGCTACGTATGATATTGATACTGGACTGATGGTAATTACAACCTCAACTCCACATGGATTTGAGGAAGGTAAATTCGTAACTCTTGCAGGTATTGGAATGACCTGTTATTTGAATCCAACAACTCCAATTAGTTATCCAAATAGAACTCCAGGTTACAATGTCCTCGTAGTAAATTCAAGTACATCATTTACTGTCAATATTGGCATTTCAACGGTTCCAACATTTTACAACTCGGGTGGACATGTCATAGGTTTGTCAACCAATCAGTACGTTTCATACTCAAAAGGTACTAATTCAGGAATCATTACTGGATTTACCGACACTGGAGTTTATAGAGTAACTTCTGTTGGCGTCAATACAATTACAGGAATTACTACAGTCAGATTATCAGAGTTAAATGGAAATCCATTGACAGGAATTGCAACTGTTAGTGGAATTTCATCGCATGTTTTAATTACTCCAGTTCCATTTATACAGCCATTGAATCCTACAACTCAATTAAATGGAAATCCAAATGCATATGGAACTGTAAAACCAACAGGAATGTTCCCATACATGTATGAGGAAGACGGATCCTTTGAAGGATATATTGATACCAGGGAAACGGATACTGATATAATCAAATTACAGATTGATGCAATTAATAATTATTATGGAAAATGGGTTAACCATAATGTTAAGAAAGATTATTGGAATGTTTATGAGTATCGCGTTCCAAGATCAAGATTTAGTGGAGATAGATTAGATAATGTTCAAGATGGACCTTTGATTTATAGTGATGTTGTAAGTAGTAATCTTCCAGGGCAACCAGTTATTGATCCTACAACTGGAGATCAATTAACAGATTCAAGTATTTGGAATCTTGATTTTACAAAAGTTACCATGTATAAGGTTGAATTCTCTTGGTATGGTGCCGTAGGTGCTCTGTTCCTTGCATATGTACCCGTAGAAAGTGGAGAAGCTAGATGGGTCCGTGTACACCATCTAAGAGCATCTAACCAACTTAAAGTGTCTTCTCTTGGTAATGCAACTCTTCCAATTACATATCTTGTATATGGAGGAGGTAATCAAAATAGATATGGATATCAAAACACAGAAAGACCTGCATCAACATTTAATTATGGATCTTCCTCCGAACATATTGTAAAGTATGGTGCATCTTACTACATTGATGGTGGAGATCGTGGAACTGTAAAATTATTCAGTTATTCTACACCAACATCTCAAAGTGTTTACGGATCTAGAAGACTTTTCTATGTCAATAATGGAGGTGGTGTAGGAGTTGCAGCAACACAAGTAGACTTAACAAATGCCACAAGTACAACTGATCCATATATTACTGTCAACTCTGGAATCATTACATCTTTTTATGTTGGATCTAAAGTTATCACAACAAATGCACTAGATCAAAACATTGAAGTTACCTATGGAACAAATCAAAGACTATATTTGAATTCTCCTCTCAGTTCCTCATCCTTAGCAACAATCACAGTAGTTCCAAATCGCCCTGTTCCAATTATAGGAATTAAATGTAGGGATTACATCCAAAGTAGTACCGGAAAATTAGTTAGAAATAGGACACAGGTTTATCCAATTAGATTATCAACTGGATCAACTGGTGTTCTTAAAGTTGATTTGGTCAAGTCACCAATCTTCCAAACAACTTCATCAACAACTGGTACACCACCCTCACTATCAGTGGATACTAACATTGGTAAGAGAGGTAAACCTACAACAATTTCAGTATCAAATACTAGTTATCTTTCAACAAATACTGGAATTTATGGATATTATAGAGGATATTACTTAAATGATCCATCTAAAAAATTATTTTCAGTATTAGGTTATTTGGAGAATAGAGGACTTGAAGGATATTATTTCTATTCTTTAAATTCATATTCAGATGAAATTATTTTAGTTAGCACTGGGAATCCATTCTTGAAGGAAGAAAACACAAATTCAATTGGAGAGATCGTTTCACCATTAACAACTGAATTCACTCTAGCACAACTATCATCAATTAAGGTTAATCCTCAAGTGAGAAGTCCAATTCCAAACACTGGAACAATTGTTGCTAGTTTGTTTATTCCAGCATCTGGTGAAGAATATGATTTGTCACCATACTTTGATTACAATAAAGAATATCTATCATTCCCACTCACAAACAAAGTGGAAAGTTTGTATCTTTGTGTATCATCACAATCAAATTATACTAGTGAATCTGCTGCTGCTGATATTTCTGCAAGTCTTACCTGGGAGGAACAGTGATTTATGAATGGTGGAAAGGACATAAAAATTGGGGATGATAAGAGAAAAGTTTCTATTGTTCCCCAAGATGAACAACCTCTTTATAATATTAACGACGGAAAACCTTTAGTTGATGAATTTGGATTTCCATTAACGACAGAAGTTGACGCAATCTTCTTACCAGATGCAAGCAAGGAACGTTCAACTTCGGTTACATTTTCAACAGTTGTTGGCAAATATTTAAAATTATCTGAAGATAATGTTGCAATAACAACTGCAACATATTCATCAGGAAATACAAATCTTGTAGGGATCATCACTTCAAATTTAAATATTGGAGATATTATTGTTGGATCTTACATACCAGAATCCACCATAATATCAAGAATTGGTATAGGTAGTGTTTACATCTCAAATTTTACAACAAATTTAGTTTCTACACAAGAAATAGTTAAAATACAAAGAAAAAAACAAACAACTGTAAAATCGAACCCAGTATGGAAAGTTGAGGAGCAATTTCCTGAAAAAAGTGAAGTAAGCACTACTTTACTTGGTATAGATAGACAAGAAGTTCAATTAAGTTTATTTTCAAACGTTTCTTCTTATGGTTTAGACAATGATGACTTTGAATATTATGTTTTTCGTGCATCAAATACATTTGCATCTTGGGAAAATAGAGAAAGTGAATTTTATGGTCCAAGATATCAGGGGGAAATAACTGAAGAAACTCAAGAATCTGGTATAAAAATTACAGCATTTCCAACTCCATATACATATCCATTTGGACCAGAATTTCAAAAAATAGGTTTATACAATAAAACTTTGTTTGACCAATATATAAATTTTATTGATGCTGGAAATAAACTTTACGATTATTATGATACTGGAGCTGGATCTGGATATCCTTCTACCTGGAAGCAAAAATTCTTATCAAAATCTTTTGCAACTTTAGATGATGATGACGTTGCATATGTTGCTGGTATTACTACAGCATTTGCTCAAATAGATATATGGACAGAAACATGGAAAGATATTTTAACTAATAATCTTACAGATCCTGTAACTGGAACAACTTTTGGAGTAAGTAATGTACAAAATATTATTGGGTCTACATTTACACGGGATACAACGAGACCTGGATATTCTAATGAAAGTCAAAGATATGTTTATTTACAATCAAGAAAAGTATTCCGATATCAACCGGGCAGAATTAGTGGATTTACATTTGGTGTAAGAGCAACTCCTGTTAGAGTTGCTGGTGTTGCTTTAGAATGGGGCATTTCAAACCCAACAGATCAATATGTTTTTAGAGTTGATTCTCAAAATATATTTTCTATTGTAAGAAGAAGTACAATTCCATTATCACCATCTGTTCTTACCAGAAATAAATTAACTAGTGATGATCAAACATTACAAACAAGTGGAGATCCTTTTGATCCTAATCAATATTATACAGTTGTAATATCTAGAGATAAATTTAATGGAGATCCATTAACTGGAAATGGTCCATCGGGATATTCTTTGAATATCGATAAAGTTACAATGTATAAAATTGAATTTGGTTGGTATGGTGCTATTGGTGCAAGATTTTATGCCTATATTCCAACAGATAATGG